CATATATGTTCTTTTCCTCAATTTGTACTCTAGAAGGGAACCCACTCAATAATTCTTGCTCGGTAATTCCTAGCTGACGCAACTTCTTCAAGTCATCATTCGATAAACGATCTTTTATCTTCTGACGAACCTCAGATATAGGACCCGCTCGCTTCAAGAGCTCAGAGTAAATAAGAGCCATTCGCTCATAAGCATCCCAATTAGAGCCATACGTACCATAAGCGTGACCCACTAAACTGAGCATAACATCAACAACATCACGGGGCCGGGTCTCACGGCCCCAAACCGCTCGTATTATGAACTCTGGACTTTCTCTAAAGGGCAAAAAGATAGACTGGCCAGGTGACTTGTTAGGATTCGGAACAAATTGATGCTTAAGAATAGTCAAGCCTAATTCTATAATACGGCCATCCTTAACGACTGAACAAAAACGCATACCAGTCTTCCTATCCCGTACCACTATATTTAAATGGCGCTCCATCCATTCAGCAAATCTATGGATAGAGAAATAATGAGCATACTTTCCTTCACCTTTATTGTAAGCGTGATCATCTCCATAAACAACTGCGGCAACGAAATCAATAAAGTGAGCCTCCAATCCCTCTTGATCTTCGACAGGAGCAGAGTTACAAGTCCAGACAAAAAAGAGAGAAAGGTAAAGTAACATTATCCAAGAATCCATATGAGAGGTATTAAAAGCACCACTAGGAACTCCTCCATGCACCTCAGCCCACATATCTCCAAAAACGCGGGAGATCCTAGTTATCATGTTTCTCATAAGAAACTTACAAATCTTTTCAAAAATATCATAATCTTCACTCTTGGGATCATAATGCAAACACATAGTTGACCAATAAAGATTAACAATTTCCTCAAGAACAGTAGCATCAAAATTCGAAACATCACCTTCCTCAAGGAGACGCTTCCAACAATTGTCAACAGTAATCTTCAAGCGCTGCGCCATGGTATCGGCACCTCCTCGTGACCACGGGTGCCCAACTGCAATGCACCAACCTCTCTCTTTCAAATGGCGAGGGAGAGATACCAACTTTTCCATCAAAATGTAAATACTATTAGGGATATAAAAGCTACGTATTTTTTCTTTCCACTTGAACCAATCATCATGAGACCAACCCTTAACCATACTAAAGAAATTCTCATTTTTTGGAGAAATGGTCCAATAAATCGCAGGCTCCTTCCCAGTCTCAAGAAAATCAAGAATAGCCGCAAGATCTTGCTCAAAACTATCAATCTTCTTTCCCAGAGGTGAGACGAGAATAGGATGAGGACCATCCTTAATCTCAAATCGAGGGCCTACATCGATACCTTTTGAAGCACCTAGGTATGAAGTAGCGAGTCCCTGAAAAGTAAAACGAACAGGTATCTTCTCTTGCAAATTAATTTTCATCATTCGATACATATGATTCATAGCATCTGGAACCAAACCACTAATCATATCCCATGAACTATGGCGAGAACGCGCCATTTGCCCAACACTCTTAGCGAACTTGTTCGTTGTCTTAAACTGATCCATCGCTGAAATTACATGTAATCGTCCATTATCTTTCCCTATAGCCCAATGTGCAGAAGAGAGATAGCGAAGACAAATAGAAGATAACTTAGGGACATTCTCAGATTCTGTCCAAACTTCCGTAACAAACTGCTCTAATGGAACGTCCATCCATGGATACTTATAGGCAAACCACCGAAGATCAGCTGCATATAATGATTCCTGTACATCGGGATGAACGGCAGGCAATGGAACTTCATCTGGCCAGGAATATTTATGATCAGGCTTGGTATCTAGCAATCGGACACTGGAATTCTCAGTTATCATAGATCGGAGAAATATCTCAGCTTCATGCTCAGAACCCAACTGCGATCCATTAGTAAATAATGCCATAGAGCGAGCAGCACTTAAATGTTGATCCGTTAGCGGCACTGGGTCTGACTGAAACTTGAATCCAGCTGTCAAAGGAGAAATCCCAGTAACGGTGATAGTGCACCCACAGGTCTCATGATGCACACAATCCTCTCTGGAATACTTAACACTAAAATTTTCGTTCATCTTCTTATTCCTAGTTAATTTTCTAAGAGGAGTATTACGTAACTCCGTTTTCCGAATTATCCGCTGTAACACGTTTGGGTAATCACTTAAAGTGATTGGGTATTTGACGGCCGACGACACACCACAAATCAAGAAAATGACAGTCCGGACCTGTC